TAATGATAATGATAATGATAATGATAATGATAATGATAATGATAATGATAATGATAATGATAATGATAATGATAATGATAATGATAATGATAATGATAATGATAATAAAACAAAAAAATATAAAATTATTTATATAAATAAATATTATGAAATTCATTGGCTTATTTTATTACTTTAAGCGACTGGTTTGAATTTAAATCCTTTCCATCCATCTTTTTGAGTATAAATTCCATAAATCTTTTCAATATATGATCTTAATTGAGTTCTATCCGGTTGTTTCTTACCTTTAGAAACATTATCAACACTCCAAATTCTGAAATCATTAAATACTTCCATAAGTCCAATTTTATCTTTTGCACCTGGATCTGCTACAATTCTATCATTAACATATTGTCCGATGATATCATTATTATCTTTATATTTCTGAGTTGCATTAATTACTTCACGAGGTTCAATTATCTTATTTGGATTAATATTTTTATGTCTTTCAATTAACATTGAAAGAAAATAATCAGAATATCTATCAAATTTTTCAGATAACTCTAAATCCATTGCAAATTCATTTGGTTTTTCTGGATCTGGATTTTCACAAAATCGAGAAGAAAATTCAATTACTCTCAAACGTCTCCAAACACCACCATCATTTGATGGTATTTCAGGTAATTCATTACACGCTAAAATCATCTTAAATTGTGGTTTAAATTCATATGGTTCTTTATATAATCCTCTTGTTAAAATTCTATCATTTCCGGATAATTCTTTCATATATCCAACATTAATTTTATCATTCTCATTTGGTTCTTGCAATACTGCAAAACGTCGTCCTTTTGTTCTCTCAATTTCACCCTGTGCTGAATTAGATGCAGCGCGTTTTTGAGTTAATAATGCGATAGGCAATGTTGCATAATAATCACCAACTGTTTTTTGAATTAAATCTAATAATCTACTTTTACCATTACTTCCCTGACCAGTAAATATATAAAATCTTTCTTGTGCTATTGAACCATCAATAACACACGCAAGAATATCAAGAACATAATTTCTAACATTAATATTTGTAAATACCTTTTCAAAGAAATCATTAATATCTGCTATTTCTGGATAATCTGGAGAATATGGCACATAATTTTTATTTGTTGATAATGAAATATAATCATCTGGCATTCCATCTCTGAATATATGCATCTTCATATCATATACACCATTCTTAAAACCTATTAAATGTGCTCTACAATCTAATAATTCTTCAAATTTTTCATCAATAAATAAACATTTACATTCTTTCATAATACTATCCTTATAAGATGTCTGTTTAAGTTTTAATGCAATTTTTTGTGCATCTGTTCCTTTTTTTCCATGTGATGATTGTTGTGATTGATCATATGAATTATTATTACTAAGACTATTATAATAAATTGCTCTATCTAAAAATTTACGACAAATTTCTTCACTTAATGATTTACGTAAATTTAATCCCTCTCGTGTTTTAACCCAAGAATGACAATCTCTATCATATTTATACCATGTATCCTTATTAACCGCTTTATATTCTCCTTTATATATAACTTGAACTAATTTAGCAACATCATAATGTGCTCCATCTGAACCAATTGCAATATCAATTAAAGGTATTACAGAATTATCAATAATTTCTTTATATTTCTGAGGATTATCAGTTTTAGCCCACCATCTTAATGTTCCCATTCCTAAATGATCTTTACGCATTCTATCCCATAAATTTTGACATTGACCTTCAACATAATTACTCCCAATTTTTGAAAATTCAACCCACTGTGCCAATAATCTATAATCAATATTTCGCAATACCCATCCTAAATTAATCCAATCATTATATCTCTCAGCACGTGTTGATGATAAACATTCAGTTATTAATTCTCTAGCTAATATGTAATCATCATCATTTGTATGATTTTTAATTAGATTTATTTCTTTTTTTAATAAAATATTACTTTCTAATTTTTCTCTCAATTTCTTATCAATCGCTGGTAAAATATGTCTGATATATTCTTCAACTTCTCCAATAAAATTTTCATTGATTTTTGTTGGTTCTTTTGTAATATGTCTCATTGAAAATAATTTAATATATGATATTTCTTCTGTTGCTGTTGGTTTATAATCAGTTAAAACTAATTCATCATCTATATAATTATAAATTTTTGTAACTCTATAAGCTTCTGAATCTGGTTTTTTACTACCATACATTTGCCAACAATTCGCATTTATAATTGCTTTATCAATTACATCTTCGTATTCATTACATAAATATAATTCTGTAAAAATTTCAGATGCAATATCTAAAATTTTTTTTCTAATAAAATGTTGCGTATTATTATCAATTATAATATGTGGAAAAATTATATGCAAACCATCCTTAATTTTATTTCTAAATTCTGTTGGATATGGTTTTTCCATAACATATCCAATATTAGAATTTATATCAATATCTAAATATGTATTTATTATTTTAAAATAATAATCCATTATTTTATTAATATGTTTATCTGTATATATACGCTGTATATATGTTTCACCATTATCACCAATTAACATTGAAAATCTAAAATCTAAATCAACTCTTAATGGACTTGGTTCAACTGGTTTTTCTGTATAATGTAATATTGTTCCGCTCGTAATTGCTAATGAATATATATTTAAAAATTCTTCATACTCTTCATTATCAATATATAGAGATAATTTAGGATTACCTATACTCGTATTAGTATATGCTTTACCTTTTTCAACTTTATGTTTTAAAATGAAAGTTTTAAATTTATCTTGAGCCATATATATTATTATTTATTTATATTTTTAAATTATAAATATTCAATCATCATTTTTTTATTATACTTATTATTTAGAACTTGATGTCATTTTGCAGTCCAACTGCTTCAAATAAATCATTTTGTTATAGTTTTGATTCATTAATTAAAGTCGCATTAGCATGGAACCATTTAAAACCTACTGATAAAATTATCTTTAATTCTGATATTAATGACCAAAAATTATATGATAAAATTAAACTTAAATTATGTAAATTTACAAAAACTAATGATGATAATTATTGGGCTTGGATTGATATCATTAAATTATTAAATAATAATAAAAATTCTAAAATAAGCAAAGTTATGAGAGACATCGAAAAAAAAGAACTAAGACCTGCTCAACCGATTGAATGGATTAATAATAAAACAGAATGGTTATCCAATTTTGATATAGATAATGTTTTAACTCAATATCAAAATAAAAAAGAATTATATTATAAATTTCATGGTGTATTTACAATCGATTTTTATACAAAAAAACCAAATGGAATTTGCAAATATTATCAAGAATGTGATATTAATATGAAAAATATTATTAATTCTGATAAAAAATATTTCGGGTTTGTTACTAATTTATGTAAATTTGATGAACCCGGTACTCATTGGACTTCTAGTTTCTTTATATTAGACCCTTCTCTTAAATCTTATGGTGCATATTATTATGATAGTGTAAAAAGACCTATACCTAAATTACTTAAACCGGTTTTTATAGATATACAGGAACAAATGAATAAAATATATCCTCATAAAAAATTTAATATTAATATTAGTAATATTGCACATCAAAAAACAAATACTGAATGTGGCGTTTTTTCTATTGCATTTCAAACAAGATGGTTATCATTATTACATAAAAATTCTGCAAATGCATCTTTTGATACTGTTATTAATTTTAAAAAAATGAATGATGATGTAATGAAATTACTGAGATTTAGATTTTTTAGACCTAATTCGCGAACAATACTTAAAAAATAATTTTATATTAATTATTAATATAAAAAAATTATGAATAATGATAAAAAACTTTATGATATTTGTTTAAAAATGATTAAAGATAAACATCAATTAAATGAATATTCTATTGATAAATTTAATACATTCTATTTTCAAGTATTTAATAATTCTTCTGATACTGATAATATTAATGATTTAAATAAAACAGTTTTAAAAAAAATTAATGAAGATATTATTTTTAATAAAGATGATAATATTCAAAATAAAATTATCGAATTACAAAATATCCGTTCTAGTATGAATGCTAATATTAATGGTAATATTAATGGTAATATTAATGGTAATATTAATACTAATGGCAATGGCAATATTAATACTAATATTAATAGTAATTGTAATGAAATTTTTAATGATATAGATAATATGAGAATTTCATCATCAGCGAATATTAAATATATGAAATTTGATAAATTAGCCAATAATATAGGTAGATCATTTATTATTAATACTATGAAAAGTACATTTTTTATTAATAATAAATATATAAATCATAAAATATATCCATCTCATTTATGTATACCATCTATTATTAAAAATATAACACCTTATATTATTATTGGTATAATGGATGAACAACAATCAAATATAACTTATACATTTATACCAGAAATTATAGGACCTATATGGGATATTTGGAAACCTGTTAATAATAATTATATTAATCTTAATATTGGTTCATCTCAATTAAAAATTAATTTATATGACCATACTAATAATTATCTTGAATTTAAGAATTATTATATTGATATTCTTGAAATTTTAGAAATAAATAATTCATATAAAATTAAAGTTTCAAATCCTGATTTTTTTAATATCAATGATAAAGTTAAAATTATTTTTAATAATAATATTACTATTGATAATACTATTATTAATAAAAATAAAGAAAATAATATTTATATTTATATAAATAATATTAAAATTGAAGAATTTATTCAAAGTAAAATTTATAATTTAAATCATCAATTATCCATTATTTTTAATATATTTCCAGTCTAAATTATAAATATTAATATACATATAAATACATATATTATTATTGTTAATAAATCTAATTTATATTTAAGTTTTATTTTTTCATGATCTCCCAATTCTGTTGGTGGTTTTTCATCTCCTAATATATTCATCACTAATAAATAAATTAAATATACAAAACTACCCATTAATATTAAATGCATCCATATATTTGTTGTGCTTATATGTAAATTCATATAATTAACTAATATTCGCAATTTAAATGTATCTATATTTATTATTAATAATAAACTTCCAAAAATTACATAATAAAATACCAAAAAATAAAATAATGATTTATTAATATCTGTTATTAAATTATGTTTTATTAAATACTCACAAAATAATAATGATCCAAATCGAATACAATATACTACTGCAATAAATATTAATTTATCATTTAAAGTTATATCTAATTCTATTTCAGGGTCTAAATTATTTTGTTTAACCTTATTATAAAATAAATTATTTGCTATTTCTGGCGGGATTGTTTTATCATTAATATCTTTTTCATATGAATTTATCAATCTTTCAAATATATTATTACCATCTTTATCAAAAAAATCAGGTGTTGCTAATTTCTTTTCAATATTATTATCTATTTTTCTATTTTCTTTTAATTTTTTAAAATTTTTATATATTGTATCCATCTTTTTTTCTCTTTCTTGAATTCTGCTTTTTTGTTTTTCTTCTAATAATTTTATTTTATTAGTTATATCTACACCTCCTACTATTTTCTTAATATCTTCTCTATTTATTCCACCCCCTCCATCAAATCCATTCCTATTGTTATTATTATTATTATTATTATATCTCTGTTGTTTATTATTTGTTATTAAATCATCTAAATTTTTCATTAAATTTGGTATTTTACCTTTATTAGTACTAATATCAATTATATCATCTAAATATGATTTAAACTCAGTTAATTGTTCACTATATGCTTTAAAATATTCATCTATATCATATTTAAGTTTGGTTTCTTCTTCATCTTTCTTTATATATAATTTGTATATTTCTTTAATATATGGATAATCTTGTATTTCTGGTTGCTTTTTAATTTTTTCAATCATATCTGTAAATGGTTTATAATATCCATCTATTTTTTCTTTTGCTTTTTTTATATCTTCTTCATAAGTTACTAATTTTTTTTTAAATTTCTCAATTTCTATTAATTTATTATTTAATAGTGATTTATATCTCATACTTTCAGGTGATTGTGGACTTGTTTCTTTATCTGTTTTAGTACAATGATCTATTAATGTTTTAGATAATTCATCAAATTTACTATTCATATTCATATAATCATCATATGATACAAGTTGTTGTATTTCTTTTTCTTTTCCTATTTGTATTTTAAAGTTTAATGCAGCAGTAAATTCGGAGTCTATTTCACTTAGTTTTTTTATTTCACTTATTATATTATTTATCTTTTTATTATTTTTTTCAAGTTCATCTACTAATATATCTGAAAATATAGTATTTACTAATTCTGTTGTTTTTTCATAAACAATTGGGTCTGATTTAATTATATCAGTAGTACTACCAGAACCACCATACATTAATAATTTATATGGTTTTTCTGTTAATATTTGTTTAGATAATAAATCTTGAATTGAATATTGTAATTTATTGTCAGTTTTATAAAATTCTAATAAATATGGTATCATTAATTCAATATTAGATTTTAAATAACTTATTAAATTTATTTTTTCTAATAATTCTATTATATCTATTTTTATATCTTCAGGTTCTACAAATTTTTTGATTTCTGATAATTCTATATTAAAACTTGATAATTCTTTTATTAATTTTCTCTGAATATCTAATCTATTTATTCTCTTATTCATTAAATAGATGAATTTATATGTTAAATCATTCAATATCTTATTATTTTTAATTAAAAAATAATGTTTAACCAATTTACAATAAATTTCCACTGATATTTTATTATTATTCTTATATATAAATGATGCTAATAATAGAATATTATAAATAATATTTTCTTGTTTAGTTGGCTCTCTAATATCTATAATATCTATTTTACTTTTTTTATTTAATATATATAAATCCATTATTGGCATTTGTTTGTAATTACTGAATATTTCATGAGTTCCAAATATATTTAAATAATCCAATATTTCATCATTTAATACAAATCCATTTATCGATTTTATATATTTTTTATTTTCTATATATTTATATCTATCTGATATTATTGATATTAATGATTTAATATCTTTCATTAATTTAATACATAATTGTTCCTGATTTGATGATAATTCAAAATAATAAGTTTTCCTTAAATTAGTAAAATTATATAAATTAAATGTTGGCAAATTATCTATTTTTATTTTAGATGTAATATTAAACTTATTTAATAAATTTAAATATATATATGTTAAAAATGAATCATAACCTTTTATTATTTTCTCATCTTTCTTAGAATATTTATATATGAATAATAATATATATTCAACATCTTTTATTTTCTTTGGATGTTTTATTGTTTCTGGTATTTCTAAATGACTTTTTATGAATATTATTAATTTTGATATTATCTCTGGATTTTTAAATAATTCTTCTAGTTTTTTATATATCTCATTATAATTTTCTTTTGTTTTAATTTTACCTATATTTATTATTATATCTTTTGTTGATAATGATAATGATAATAATGATTTATAATTATTATAAATATAATTCAAGAAAATATAATAAATAATTTCATTATCATTATAATAATATGATAATAAAATATCACTATTATAAAAATCTATTAATATTTGATTTAAGTCCTCTAAAAAATTTGCTAATGATGTATTAATTATCAATAAGAAATATATAACATTCTCATTTGTTCCCAATACATCCAACAATTCTATTATTAAATCATCTGTATTTGTCGAATAATATAAATCATATGTATTTTTAATATCAATGATATTATTATCTTTAATAACTTTATTACCTCCTGATATTTCTATATTGTGATTTACTAATAACTCATTTAGCCATGTGTTAGCTGTTATTTTGGTTCTTATAAATTTTATAAAATTTTCATATATATTTTCATTTATAGTAATAATATGTTCAAATATATCATACATATATGAATATTTTGTAAATTTTAATTTTAATTTTTCTAAAAGTTCTTTAGTATCATTTAAAATTTTTTCATGATATTCTAAATAATAATTAACTAACTTTTTATTATATTCTTCTTCATTTTTATCAAATAAAGTATATTTTTCATTATACATTATGAAAAAATATATAATATGTAATAAGTCAGTTTTAAGTGGGTCAATAATAGATATATCTTTGTTAATAATGATATATAAATTCATTAAAATTGCAGTTATGTAAAGAGCATTATTTTTATCATACGTGGTAAGAGATCCTAATATATTAAGATTATTAATTTTGTTTATTTCGAAAGCAATTTGTGATAAATAAATGCCGTCATCTAGAAAATGTATATATATGTTTCCACAACTTACTGTTACATAGCTAGACATAGTAGTAATATAATTATTTATATCAATATTATCTATATTAATATAACCAATATTACCATTATTACCAAAATTATTTATTAAGATATTATATTTTGATTCATTATTTCTATGAAGAAATTCTTCATTTAATGTTTTATTTATATCACTATCTAATTCTGATAATAAATTTGATTTTAATTTATTTTTAATATAACTATCAGTTTTATTATGTATATTCATTAACATATAGTTTGATATCTTAATAAGATACTGTAATATTGTATAAATATCTGATGTTGATTTAAAATTTTTGCTTAAAGTAGTTAATAGTTTATTTATATTAGCTATTGTTAATTCATAATGATTATACGTACTAATAAATATTGTGTTATTATGATGTATATATAACACATCATAATAATTATATATAATTATATATAATAAATATACTAAATCTTTTTGTAGTAATATATCATTTATTATTATTTGTTTTTCATTAATAAGTTTTATAATTATATAATATAATGTTAAAACATATATATAATATTCTTTATCTTTAACTTTTAAATTATTAATTATATATTCTAATGTTAATTCACTAATATTTTCTTTAAAATATGTTTCTATTACTTTTATATCCTTTGCATCCTTTGTATTTATTACCGTTATATATAGATAATTACTAATTATAAAATCGTTAATATATGTATTACTTATTATTTTAGTTAATTGATTAGTAAGTTGCTGGTTTAGTAAAGTTGTAAAATCTATATGTACTTTAGTTTGTAAATTTGCATCAATATAAGGTTCTTGATTAATAGTTTCTAATTGTAAATAATATTTTTCAATATCTAAATTCGGTATTAAAGTATTTAGTTTTTTTTTAGTTATATTATTTATTGCAGGTCTTATTTGAATAAAACTTTTATATATATTTTCTTTTAAAAAAATTAAGTCACTATTATTACTTTTTAATAATTTATCATTTTGGTCTATATCTTGAGATATAATATCATTATAGCCACCTCCTCCTATTTTAAAATATTTTATACTATCAATATCATCTAATTTTTTTTTACTTTTAATTAATTCGTAATAGATTGTTAATAATTCTTTTATTTTATCTTTATTATTATCTAAAGTAATAATTAAATTAATTATTAAATATACCTGATAATCATCAATTCTATCTTCTATAATATCATCATCCTTATCTAATATTTTTATTAGATTAATTAAAAATTTAATTACTATTCCTGCAATTTTTTCATAATTATTAATTTTTATAATATCTTCTAATTCTTTATAGAAAGTTTTTTTATATTCTTCTTTAATTTTATCATATCTCGATTCAATATTATCTGTTAATTTTTCATCTTCTTTTTCTTGTGGTTTTAGTTTTTCTATATTATTTAATTTTATAATATAATAAGAAATAATTTTAAAATTATAAAAATCTATTAAACTTTTTATATATCTTTTTTGAATAAATTTAAATTTATCTTTCATTGGTTCATTTAATTTTGATAAAATTAATTCATTTAAAGATTTTTTAATTATCCCTATTGACTTAATTATTTTATTTAAATAATCAACTAATGCAGAATATTCTTTCAATTTATTAGTAATATCTCTTATAAATTCTCTTTGACTTTCTAAATCTGCAGTTATTTTTTTTTGCTTAATTTCTTTTTCTTTACTACTATTTATTTCATTTAATTTTCTTTCGTTGCTCTTTATGTCTTTTTCTGTAGTTTCAATTATATCGTTATGTAATTTAATTTGATTCTCTAATTCTTCCTTAGTTGATTCTAATTCTTTTATATAAGTTTTAATTTGACTTTCTTTTTTTCTTTCTGTTGCGAGAGCACCTTGGTCTTGTCCTCCTCTACCCACATGCAGCGCATCTAATCTAGCAATATTTTGTTCGATAGTATCTTTATCTTTATTTAATTTTTCTAATTTACTAATTATTTCATTTAGTTTTAATGTTTTTGTTGCATTTTCGCTTTTACTTTTATTTACCTTTTCTTGTAAATCAGTAATTTCTTCTTTTAATTTGGTTTTCATATCATCATTATCATCATTAACATCATCATTATCATCATTTTTAGCTAAGTTATCTAATGATTTTTTTATTTCATCTAATAAATTATTAATTTTATCTAAATAATATTTATATTTATTTAGATATTTTAATGTTTTAAGTTTTTTTAAAAAATCATTTATTTCTTTAAACTTTTCAGATATTTCATTTTTAGATATATCTTGTGTTTCTGAATCTACTAATTTTTTAATTTCATTAAATTTATCATAAATTTCTTTTAATTCAGTATTGTCATTAATAAATATTTGAATATATGTATTAATGTTGTTTTCTGTATCCTCTAATGATAAATTAGATTTTACAGATATTAATTGATTATATGCTTTAGTTAATTCTGTATTTAATTGAATGAATATATCCTCCTTATTTTTATTATCTTGTTCTTGTTTTATTTTAATTTGTAATTCTTTAATTTTTGCTAATGCTTTTAATAATTTATCAATATATAATTGTGATTGTTGTAGTTTATTTGCTTTTTTTTCTGCTTCTTTTGCAGTTGTTACTAGAGCTTGACCTGCTGCTGCTCCATCTGCTCCATCTGATCCATCTGCTGGACCTGCTGCTGCTCTATCTGCTGCTGTTTTTGCTCTATCTGCTTCTGTTTTTGCATATGTTATTTTATTTTGTGCAGCTACTATTATAGTATTTAAAAAATTAATATAATCATCATAATAGTCTTGTTGGTTAATTTTAGTAGACATATTATCTATTTTGGTATTTAATGACTTTATTTTGGGTTTTAATGACTCTATTTTAGGTTTATCTGTTATAGTTTTTTCATATTCTTTTAATTCTTCTAAAATATCTTCTAAATATAATTTTTTACTTGCACCACCTTGTTTTATTGATTTTAATGTTAAATTTTTTTCAGTATCTTTTAATTTGATAGCTAATTTTTCATATTGTTCAAATAAATCCAATATTGATTGTATAATAGGATTTTCATCTGTATTTTTCTGAGATTTTATTTTGCCAAATATATTTTTAGTTTTTTGTATATTATCTGATTTTAATATTTCTTTATTTTGTTTAATAAATTCATCATATTCTTTTTTAAAATTATTATATAATAACATTATATCCTCCTGTAAATTATCTATTTCATCATCATTATCCGTCTCATTTAATTTTTCTATTAATGGATTAATATAAATTTTATATAATCGTAAATATAAATATAATATTTTTTCTGCTTTTTCATTATAAGGTAATTTTGATGTTTGTGTACTCGCTGTATTTTTTATATCAAATAAAATTTCAGGTATATCTAAATCTTTATTACCACCACCTTTTACTACATTTTGTTTTAAACTACTAAATGCTTTTCTAAGTTTAGCTGAATTATCTTCAGGTGAAGTATCTGAAGTCTCTGGTGTTTTAAATTTTTCTATTACTTTCCCTACTTTATTTATCTCTTCATCTGTTATTGATGATTTATATACTTTTACTTTATTATCATCATCATCGTCATCATCATCATCATCATCGTCATCATTATCGTCGTATTTTTTGTCTTTTTTAATTTGCGGTTGTTTATTTCTAACTATTTTTGGAGTATTTTCACGTTGAGGTTTAACTTTATCTTTTAATAATTTTTTAATACTTTCTAAATAAATTTCATTTTTAATAATATCGTCAATTTTCTGTATTTTTAACTTAATATCAGAATTAATATCTTTTTTTTTTTGCTTAAATATTGCTTCTTTTTCTGAATCGAGAGCTGATATATTTTTATCTTTTAAGATTGCAGCTTTTTTTTGCTTCTTTCCTTTTAATAAATTATCAATATCTGTTTTTACTAGTAATTTTCGTTGTAAGGTTATTTCATCATTTATTTTTTTATCCTTTATTCTTCCTTCATTTTGCATCATATTAATTTTTTCATCAGTGACTTTATTTATATAAGCTGTTTTATTTGCAGTTGAAAATTGATTTTCAATATCTTTATTTATATTTAAAATTTGCTCAGTTTTATCAGCAGTTATTTCACTTGTTCCAAGTATTCCTGGTATTATTAATTCATTTAAATATCTTTTATACGCATCATCTGACATATTAGAAGTAGATAAAAGTGATGTTAAATTAACAACAACATCCTTAATACTATTATCACTTTTATCAATTAATTCTTTAATAGTTTGAATTGTTGATAGATATGTATATGCGATATTATTACCGTCACCCGAACTACTACCATCACTATTTCCATAAAAATATCTATTTAATGATTCAAGTTCTTCTTCGTCTTCAGATGTAAATGTATATATATCATTAGTAGTATTAGTAGTTTTAGTAATTTTAGCAGTTTTAGATGTTTCTTGTTTTAATAAGAGGTCTTTATATCGAATATAATTTTTAATAATATTACTATCACTATATATATTTTGAAAAGATGATTGTAAATAATTTATAATTTCTTCGGATATAAATGAATCGCGATTTAAATCCATCACCCTATTATACTAATTTACAATAATAAAAATAATTAAAATTTAAATGCAATTATGCTTGTTAATGCAAATATACCAAATGAAAAATTAGATACTGAATTTAATATTTTTTCTTTTTGATTAAAATCAAAACTAATATTCATATCTGTTTGGTCTTCTGTTTTTTTATCTAATTCTAAAACAAATGGAATAACTAATAATATTAAAATTAATGAAATATGTAAAATTAATCTATATGGACCATTAAAATGAATATAGAAATAAAATAATACATTTGGCATATTATTTAAAGATATATTTGAAAATAACTCAAAAATCGGATAATAATACATTACATTAACTAATGCTGTTATAAATATGAAAAATAATATATAAATAACACTATAATATAAATATGCTGTTTTAAAATTATTTATTAAATTTGAATTTAATCCCCAATATATTAATGCTAATGCTATTAATCTTATTATATATGTTGTTATTATAAATATAATTCTATCTACTAAAGTTATTTCTAATCTATCTGGACTATATTTATATATATCCTTATATTTTTCATAAATCCCTTTTATCTTAGGTATATTAATACTTGTTTTTAAACTCTTATCAGCTACTGCATCAGGATTAGAAGATTTTTTAATAATTTCATCTATATTTGTTGGTGGAACTTCACCAAGCATTGGTGCAGCATTATTTATATCTGATAATAATAAATTCATTGGCATAGGTTGTTTTTTTATATAATAGCTGCTATCATCCGAATTATTTATATCTCCTTTAACTCCTCCAACTGTTTTTTTTTTGTTTAATATTTCAAATAATTCATTATATTTATCATCCATACTATCATTTAATGGTTTTAATGCTAATTTTAAATTAGATATTACTTTACCTCTATCATCATCTGATAAATTTTTTAATGATTTATTAATATTTTCTAATTTAGCTTGCATATCTAAATTATAAACTTTACTATCTTTTGTTGTATATAGAAATTTATATAAATTAGCAGGGTCAGATAAACCATTCACAAATTTAACATAAAAATTATATCTCTTTGGATTAAATTTTCTTACAAAATTATCAGTTAATATTAAAGAACTTAAATTTAATATAGGTGTATTTGGATTAGATGCATTTAATAAATCTTTAAATCCAAATAATAATTCTGTCATTCTATTATAATGTTTGATTATTTATGTATAAAAACCATATGCTACCAATTACTATTAATAATAATATCGTAAATATTAAAATATAACTATACATATGATATAAATTTATATATAAGAAACGTAATAACATTACAACTATTGCAATAATAATAATAATAATTAAAATAAATATTGGATATATATTATAATTATTATATCCATTTTTAACATTATTTAATTTTGTTATTATATTCACAAAATCCTGATTTTCACTATGTGGATTTACAGTCATATAATAACTCAGTAAAATATTATTTAATGGTATATAATTAGGATCAAAATATTTAAATATATTTTCTTGTTTTATATCTTCTTCATTACCTACAAAATAATATTCTATGGTATTATCTCCGCAATTTCCAGAAGTAGTCATATTAATTATATATTAAGATTTTATAAATATAGGTTCTCCCAATATTATTAAAAATATTATCATTAATATTGGAAAATTATAATTAACATTATCAGCATTTATTTTAAAATATGATAATTGTTTACTATCCATATTATTATATTTACTATAATAATCACAATTAATTATTAACTGTTTTTGAATTATATTTTTAATATTATCATCCCTATTATAAAAATTATAATTTGTTGTAATCATATCAATCTCTGCTGTATTAGTATTTAATTTAAGATTATCTAATAAAAATATTACTATATTAAAATAATATCTTATATGTTCATTTATTCTAAGAATAAAATTATTTTCAATAGTTGCAGCTGTAGTAGGTTTATTTGCTGTTAAAGTACTATATGTATTATCTGCAGCACCGTTAGCATTATTAATGCTGCTATATGTATTAAGTGCACTTTCAATTGTTGATAAAGGTTCAGTAGAACTAAAACATAACGTAGATATGGTGCTTTTTAGTTCTTTAAGTAGTAAAGAAAAAAGATTTTCAAATAATAAAAGTATTAAACTTATAGTTGAGTTATTTATTTTATATAATTCTTTAATTTCATTATCTTCATAATCGTCAGTGTCTTTATTTTCTTCATTTAATTTATCACAAATTTTTATTATACTTATATTTTGTATCTTTTTATAAACTTTAATTATATATAATATATTTTCATTTATAATATTTTTTATATCTTTTCGTGATATATTATATATATTTAATGCTAATATTATTAATACAAATATATTAGTATTAGGACTTACTGCTGGCTTTTTAAATAACTCTGTACTATTACTAATGTATTTACCAGTATCTAATAATGTATTAGTAATAATAGCATCATTATTCATATAATTAATATTTATTTGTTTACTGGTATCAGTAAAATAAGTATCAGGTGGTTTATATGTCGGTGCACTATCTACAATTATAGTTTTTTGATTTTTAATTTTAATTAAAAAATCTGGAGATGTAAATTTATATTGTATATTAACAACACTATTTAATAATACAGCATTTACGATGGTTTTTAAAGCATTTATTTTAGAATTATTATTTTTATAAAATATAAATGGTATTGAATTGTTTATAGGAATAGCAGCTTCATTATTTATTTTAATAATGTTATATTTACTATAATAATTTATATGTAAACCACTACTTTTTGCTTGTATTTCTTCAAGTGTTTCATATTTTGATTTTATGTAATATAATTGATAAGTATCTGAATTTTTAAAATCATCATTTATATATTTAATATATACACTGATTTTTGCTGGTCCTAGTTTTAAATAATATTCATTATTATTATCATCAATAATATTATTAGGTAATTCATAAAATTTATATGCATCTTCAGCAGCTGCATCATCTAAAGTTGGATTTGAATATTTTATATTTTCATAATCCTTATTATAAGTTATTTTATAATTATTATAATTATAAATATAACTATTAAAGTATGTAGTTATAATTGTATTAGTATATGCATAACCATTAATAGCATCAGTAAAAGCAGCAATTGCATTTGGTACGGTATCTTTTGATGTATTTAATACTTTTTCAGCTGTTTTTATATTATATTCATGAACTATATCTATAATATAAGGATCCACCAAAGTTAATGTGCTGTCTTTTTTGACTGCATCATTATGTTCAGGTGATATTATTTTATTTAATAGTGCAGCTGCAGATGCTGCACTATTATATAATGAAACTTGCTTTATATATGCTGTATTAATTGAGCTTATTGAGCTTGCTATTGCTGTAAATTTATCTGTTTTTATACTAAGTACCTTATTATTCTTAATAACATTTACATCTTCACTGTCACCACGTTCAGTATCAGTAGTTGTAATATCAATTATATTAATATATTTAAATGGTGGTATTAATATTAGTGAATTTTTTAATATAATTGTATTAATATTTTTAAATATACTATCATTAATTTCATTAATATTATTTTTTATGGAATTAAATCTATCCGAAAATTGATAAGTATTGTTCCGTTTATTTAATGAGGTTATTACATTTCCAGTTAATTGGTTTTCTATAATAGTTTTAGTATTTTCATTAAATTCTCCTTTATAAGGATCTAATACAGATAATATATTATCTAAAATATTATTTAAATTTATTAGCTCTAAAAATTTATCATTTTTATATTGTTGTATTAATGACTTTAAAATAAATTTATATTGATATGCAATATGATAATTATATTTATAATAACCAGTCATTGGTATTGTTGTTATTATATTTATATTATTATATTTAAAAGTAAGTTTTTTATTAGTTTCTATTTTCATATTATTAGTACAATAAATTTTAGATGTACAATCATATATTAAATAGCTAATTGGATCATTTTCTGATTCTGCAATCCAAGCTGCATTAGGAGCTTTTCTATAATAAAAAATAGCATCACTTATTTTGTTATAGTTTGAATATAATAAAAAATTTAATCCACTACTATTATAATTAGTAATATCTTTATTAATATTTGAAGCATTATCATATGTATAATTTGAAATATCTTTTAATTTTTTAATATCTTCTAATATTTCTTTTCCATCTTTAATGCCTGAATTAATTTCTGTCAATGAAGATTTATCATTATTGATTAGTTTATTATAAAATACTAAACCACTACTTGGATTTAATTCTATATTTAATGCTGTATTTGCATTTGTTATGTCATTTTTATAATGTGCCATTGGTTCATAAATAAGATATTTATTAATATAAGTATTATAATATAAAATAGAATTCATAATTGTTAAAGCAATTAATAATGTTAATGCATAAATGAAACAAACATATGATATATCATCTTTATAAATATTATAAATAATTAATGAAATAATCATAAGAATAATTAAATAAATATGCATATAATTATTTAATCCTAAAATTTTAATAGTTATATCAAAATAATTAGTTTTATCTCCTAATTTTGTTGATGTCAATGAATTATTATAAGCATTATATCGAATATTATAATTTTTCATATCATTATCATAATTTTTTATTGATTTATAATAATCATCAACAATTGTTTTTTTAATTTTATAATCTGGTTCTTTACTATTTTCATCATATTTGAACGATGATATTAAATCAGAACCTTTATATAATGGTTTTTGTATAGGTTTTGGTTTAATAGGCGGTGTTTGTTTATAAATATCATAAATAGTAGTATTATCATTTGATGTATTAAGATTAATATTATTATATTTAGAATAAATATATTTATAAATATATCCAGATGATATAAATATAATTGTGAATAATGAATGAACAATTAAATCTTTATATTTATCTTCAGTTTTTCTATTAAATAAATTAAATGAATAATAAAAAATTAATAATATAAATATGCATATATAAATAAATTGAAATAAGCCATTATTTGAATTTGGTGTAAAATTAATATTAAATAATGTTTTAAATATATATGATAATGGAATAATTATTAGAAGTACAAAAACTACAAAATAATTACTTGTACAATTAGGTATTAATTTATGACATTCATCACATAAACATTTTAAAATTTGTTTTATAAATGACAAATCAGTTTCATTAGTAAAAGAACATTCTAATGGTTGTTCAATAATAAACTTAAAATAGAAATATGCAGCATATGCAATACTACATAAAATAGTTATTAATGTAGCAACAATTAATAATAAATAATTGAAATAAGATTTATTAAAAATGTCTTTATATAGAAAATTAATATTATTATATACGTTAAAACGGCTTGTTTCACATTCAATAGTTTGAAAATTATTAAATTTGGATGTGAAAGAGCCATAATTGAATTGGTATGTATAATTAAAACTAAAAAATCCAATATTATATAATTCATCAATAATTAATATAATACTAAATAAATAAGTTATGCCAATAAATAGATTAGTTATAACATTATAATTCTGCTCCATTTTCTATATAATAAATAAACATTATAATAATTATATTTATTATTTAAAAAAAAATGTCCTTATGGATTAAATTAAAAAATAATTTTAAAAATATTATAAATGAAATTCCAGAATTTAATATAATATTTCAAAAATATGCAAATTATGAATATAATTTATTATTGTATTCATATATCGGATATCCAATAGAGTTATTAATTGATGAATTGATAAAAATAAAATTTAATATTCAAAATTTAAATAAAAAAGAATTGATATGGAATAAAAATGTACCATATTTTGAAAATCAATATTTTTTTGAAATTGATTTAAATAATCCAAATATACCAAATGATTATTCATTTTTAACAGAAATGATATTATTTATAATTAAAAATAAACAAGTATCAGGAAATAAACATTTAATTATATTAAAAAATATTGATAAATTGGATGAATATGCATTTGCATTTAGAATAATATTAGAAAAATTTTATAATAATGTTTATTTTATTTGTACAACTCATAAAATATCAAAAATTGAATCACCAATCAAAAGTCGTTTTTCATTAATTCGTTTAAGATTATTTACCAATGAAGAAATTACATTAATATTTAATAAATATTTAAATTCAGAACAAGTTATTACAAATAACAGAAATATTATTTTCTGTATATTTTTATCTCAAGTTAAAATTAATGAACCTCATTTAATTACAACTGAATTTTGTAATTTCAATTATCCTCTAATTCAAAATTTTCTAGAAACTAAATATGATTTATATGATATTAGACAATTATCATATAAATTATCACAATATAATTTAAGTATTATGGATATTACAAATGATTTTATGAAAATTTATAAAAATGATAATATGAAATTAATTGAATTAATTAAAATTGCTGCAAATGTTGATTATATATTAACAATATCAAATAAAGGTAGAGAACCAATTTATATAGAAAACTTATTATGCCAGATTTTAATATAAAAAAAATGATGATATTAATTAAATATAAACATTATAATGAATTTCTGCGAGGTATGTTCGAATATGCAATATGTGAAAACAAATGATGATAATAAATTAGTTTATTATTGCAAACATTGTTCCTTCGAAAAAGATGAAGAAAGCACAAAAGCAATTAAAATTTCAGAAACTATTTATACCGAAGATGAATTATTATATAATCAACATATTAATAATTATTTACGTTTTGATCCGACATTAAGACGTATTAAAGATGATAATATTAAATGTACTAAATGTGATATACCGGATAATAAAAGACAAATTATTCCAATCAAATATCATCCGTCAAATATGAAATATTTCTATGTTTGTGATAATTGTGGTTTTACGTGGAGAGAAAATAAAAAATGATTAATTATATAAGAAGATATAATTATTAAAATTTATTATGACTACAAGTGATTGCAAACAACCGTTTGATGAATGTACAAAAGTTTTTGCATCTTTGAGTAATAATAAAATAAGTAAATTAATAATGACTAAATATGAATTTAATGCAGTAATTAGTCAAAGAACCGTTCAATTATCACATGGACATTATCCTTTCATTAAAATGGATAAAACTATTAAATCTAATATGGATTTAAGAAAAGTAGCTTTACAAGAATTAAAAGAAGGTAAAATACCATTTGTTATTAAACGACCATTACCGAATGATAAATATGAATTTGTGAGAGTGAAAGATTTAGATTTGAGTGCTGTCAAATATATGATTGATTTATAATATATAAGATTATTTATGCTATTATTAAATAAATGTTATATTCAATAATTTTAGCCTGCACTTTTGACGGGGGTATTGGATATAATAATCGTATACCATGGTATATAAAAGATGAATTATTTTTATTTAGACAAATTACAGGAAATAAAGATCAATTTAAACAAAATGTTATTATTATGGGTAAAAAAACATGGGACTCATTACCTCGCAAACCTTTAAAAGATAGAATAAATATTATTATTACTAGTGATAAAAATTTCATAAATGAAGATAATGTTTTAAGTTTTGATAATATTGATTCGGCTTTTGAATATTGTGAAAGAACTGTTAATATTAATAAAGTTTTTGTTATCGGTGGTAAATCAATTTATGATTTATGTTTGAATAATGAAAAATATTCAAGAAATATCGAAAATATTTATTTATCTATCATTTATAGATATTATTATTGTAATATTTATGTTAATTTAAAATATATTTTAACTAATTTTAAATGTGATTATAATACTATTATATTTCATCCACAATTTTTACATATGAGAATGACAAAAAAATTAATATAAACCTTTTTTATTAAAACACTCTTTTATATCATCTTGATATAATTGATGAATATTTATACAATTATTTATAGTTTCATTAAATTGAACCATATATCCATCATTTTTTTTAAAATTAATTACTGCTAATTTTAAATATTCTATTGCTTCTTTATATCTCTTATTTTTAAAATATAATAATCCTAAAATATGCAAAAAATCGGGATTATCTCTACCAAAATCCATATAATGTTTATAAGCTTTATTTAAATCTTGTTCATTATTATTATACATATTCGTTAAAATAACATAATTATTATTTTGAAATAAATAATTATTCATATTAACACTCGTTGGAAATAATCCAATTTTAGAACCTTCAAATATAGTATGTTTATTTAATATATATGATTTTATATTTTCTTTATTATCAAATATAAATTTTGATAATGATAATTTCATTGGAAATCTTATTATTTTCATATATTCTGATAATTTTTCTGCTGTTTCTGGTTTTATAAAATATGAATTTTTAGTTATTAATATTTTAAAATAATCATGTATTGGCTTAATATCTATTTTTGTTGTATTATTATTATCATCTATTGCTAAACATGTTAATAATATATCATAATCAAATTTATGAAATGATTTTAAAAAATTATCAAAATTATTTTTATGATCTTCTAATAATATTATATCATCTTCTATAATATAATTATGTCTTGTTTTACTTTTTTTTATCATATCATATGCATATATATGTTTATGTAAATTTGATAATTGTGCTAAATTAAATTTTACTTGTACCGATTTAAAATCAGGGTCATTTATATCATCGTTATTTAAATTTATTTTTTTATCATATTCTGTTAAATTAGTTTCAATATCTTCTATTGTAGGGGTTGTTATATTTATTATTTTAACATTATAATTATATTTTTGCATCATTTTGCATATTACATCCAATGTTGATATTAATAATTCATTTCTTTTTTTTAAATGTACAGATTTTATAACATATATATCTATATCCATTATATATGTTAATATAAAAATAATAAATTCTTAAATCATAAAAATATATTTAAGAATTTTGACTTGTCACTGCTAATTCTAATGCTGATAATCGTTGGCTTAATTCTGGGCGAGCTTCAACCGCCGCTAAACGAGCTAAGACTTCATTTAAATCAACGACTGGACGAGATTCAACTGCCCCTAAACGAGCTAAGACTTCATTTAAATCAACGACTGGACGAGATTCAACCGCCCCTAAACGAGCTAAAACTTCAGATAAATCAACGACTGGACGAGATTCAACCGCCCCTAAACGAGCTAAGACTTCATTTAAATCAACGACTGGACGAGATTCAACCGCCCCTAAACGAGCTAAAACTTCAGATAAATCAGTAGGTATTATTGAATTATTAACAGAACTCGGACCATTATTTTCAATAACTTTTAAACGCTGTTCTAACATAGAAACATATCTTAATACTTGTAAATTATCCATTATAATATTATTATATAAAAAAAAATGATATAATTATAGTACGCAATAATTATAATGATTATTCCAATTCGTTGTTTTACTTGTTCAAAAGTTATTGCTGATAAATTTGATTATTATCAACAAGAAAAAGAAAAATTAACAGCAATTGATAATAAAGGAGATAATGATTTAAAATTCTTCAATGATATTCATACCAAAGAAATTTTAGATAATTTAGGATTAATTCGATATTGTTGCCGTAGAAGTGTAATGTCATCGGTTGATTTAATGAATGTTATTTAATATATTTATTAAATATATGATGGGAGATATTATAGATATTACAAAATTAAATATTGGCGAAATATACGCAAATACAATACAAACAATAATTGATATAATAAATGATATTGTTTTTTTAACGAATGATACTTATTATAATAATGATTATAAAATATTATATAATAATATTTTTAATATTATTTTTAAAAATGATAGAATATTTTATGTAGGTATAATATTTATAATATTATCTTTTGTTATATATTTTATAGACGGAGTTTCAATATAAAATGTGGTATTATAATTATTATGTCGCTATTATAATATTATCTATTATATTTTTTTTAATATCAAATCAAAAATTAAATATATTATTAGCTATAATAATAATTTTTATAATAAGTTATTTCTATTTTAATAAAATTAATAATTATAATGATAATAATAAATTAACAGATAAGAATTTAATTGCTGCTATTAATAATGATATTAAAGAAAGACAATATTTAAGTGATGTTAATTATTTTTTAAAGAAATTTCCAAATGAAATTAAATATTTACATAAAGATAAAGATTTGTTTAATATTATAATAAATATAAGATTTATTAAAAGATATGATTCATCTAAATATACAAATATAATTTTCTATATTGATAAATTTTATAAAATTTATATGTTTATATTGGCAGATAGATATGATATTAATAAATATTTTAATACATTTTTAATATTAAGAAATACAATTATAAAAGAATTATATTCAATTTATGTAATTTTACCATTAAAAATGAAATATTATTATGGTTTTGATTCATTTAATGAGATTAAGATATCTATTAAAAATTTTATTGAATATTCTAGAAAAATGATAACAATATTAGAAAGATATGGTTATCAAGAAAAAAAAATTTATTATTTAACTGATAGTAAATATAAAGCATATGAAAATAATTATATAAATGAAGTTTTTTAATATATATCTCTATATGGATATGTATACTCCGGAAATTTGTAATTTGCAAATGTCAAATCGCTAATATTAGTACTATAAGAGATTAATGTATCATTATATATATCAGCAACACCACCTCTTTTTTTTTTATTAAAATCTTTTCTAAAAGTTTTTATTAATTTAAATATAAATTTACGCATAGTTATCTTTTTATTATGTGAATTTATTGATATTGTCCCTCCATTTTTAATAAGATTATTATTAAATACATTTAAATCAACAATGTTTTCAAATAAATTCATTGATATTCTATTATATAATATTTTTTTAATATTAATTATTTACTATTAATAATATATAATGTCTCAAATTCAATTTACTCCTAAAATTATAATTGATGGTTCAACGTCAAATGAACCATTTGTTAGATTTACACAAAATCATCAATGGACATCCAGTAATTTTTGTTTACATGTAAATAATGGATTTACTAATTTAAATGGAATAATTATTAACGGAGCATTAACTGCAAATGATACATTTTATACAAGCAATAATAATACAAATATGTCATTTAATGTTACTGGTAATAATAATATAATATTTAAAACAAATAATACTGAAAGATTAAGAATATTAAATAATGGTAATATCGGTATTGGTACAACAAATGCACAAGAATATAACGTTAATATTAATGGTTCAATAAATACACAATTAATTTATAAAAATAATATTGAATTAGATAATATTTATTTAGCATTAAATAAAAATTATTGGTTATTCAATAATACATCCAAAATTTTATATACAGATTTAAATTCTAATATTTCAAAAATTGGTATTGGAAATTCGGACCCATATGGATATTTACATATTGGTTCACCTTTTGTTTCAGGTAGTGATGGTTCTATTGTTTTATCTAAAAATAATACATTAACATCATTTTATCATAATTTTAAATTTGGATATGACTCTGATTTTAATTTTATTATGGGAAATTTAGATATACCTGGATTATGGACATCACAATTTTCAATTAATTATAATGCACCTGCTAATTCTTTAATTATTTCTCAAAATGGAAATATAGGCATAAATACTAATATAACTGATAATTATAAAGTTAATATTCAAGGTTCTTTAAATGCATCTTCCATTGTAACTAATATTGGGTCAAATATAAATAACTTGGATTATAATAATATTACTTTAAATGCACCTAATTTAAGAAATTTAGATAATTGGACTATTAATAATGATGTAATTTATGCAACTAATTTAGATGCTAATATAGCAATTGGTTCTACTAGTGTTATAGTTAATAGAACAGTATATAAATTAAATGTTAATGGTGATATAAATTCATTAAATTATTTTATAAATGGTGTTAATATATCACAAATTTATTTAACTAATGCAATTGCTTCAACCACATATTTAAGTATTTCAGCATATAATACTGAAAATATTTGGTTTAGACAAAATAATTTAAGTGGTTCAACAACTCTTAGATTAAATAATGCAAATATTATGAATATAATTCAATTAGGTACTGATAATTCAGATAATTTTAATAATTTATATTTAAATGTATTTGGTAGAATAAAAGCAAAATTTTTAGAAGGCGATGGAAAAAATATTACAAATATTAATTTTCGTACAGGTATTGATCAAAATTCAATACCTAATTATTTAACTATTGAAGATGCTAATGATAGTTATTATAATAAATTATATATTAATAGTACTTATTATAATAATATAATAACAGCAACAAATTCATTATATGCTAAACAAGATGATATTACAGCGTTGCGAATATCAGTAAATAATATATATTCAACAATACCACTAGAAACAATTGGTGAAATTTTCAAAAATTTATCAAGTACTAATGAATTAAGTATTTATCATTCAAATATTTTACAATTACCATATGATTATAATATAATTACTAAAAATTTTGGTTTTAACACTAGTCCATCAACAGATATAATTGATATTATAACTATTGGTGGAACATTAAAAGCAAATAATATAAAATCAATTGGAACTATTTATGAAAATAATATGGAATTAAGTAATATTTATATATCATCTAATAATTATTTTAATAGTATTGCAAATTATGATAAAACAATTGATAGAATTAAATCTCAATATTCATCTTTAAATTTATATCCACCTGAAGAATCTTCAAAATTTATTAATTCATATTCAAATATTGTATCAACTGCCGGAAATGGAAATGGAGTATATATAATACAATCATCAACCGATTTATTATATACAATTTCATATAATAATTTAGCTGAAATTGCTCCAGCATCAAATTTATTTAATCACGATAATACAACAATACCATGGGAAACACAACCATTATTTGGTTCAAATTATAATTCTATTGCACCATTTAATTATCCAGAATCAATAAATTTATTAACTAAAATACCATTTGGTTCATCTTCATATTTATTTCTATATGGTCATTCAATATTATTTCATTATTCTGAAAAATTTATTGCAGCAAAACTTGATATTATTGTTAAAAGAAATGTTAGTGATAATTTAAATGACGCACCTAAAACAATATATTTACTTGCAACCAATAATAATGTTTTACAAAAATCACAAACAGATTATAATAATAATAATACATATAATTGGGATATATTATTAAATAATATTACAATTAATATATTAGATTATAGTATATTTAATACTAATAATAAATTACATAAAGTTAGTTTTGAAATCCCAAATAATATTACTGAATATAAATATTATAAATTAATAATTACATCAACAATTGGTTCAACTATTCTAAGTATTCAACAACTTAAATTTTATGGTTATGAAAAAAAAAAAGAATGGAAAAATTCAGGTAATAATATTTATAGTTTATCTAATATTAGTATTGGAACTATTGATAATTTATCACCATATATTTTAAATGTAAATGGTTATATTTATTCATCTTCAAATATTTATGCTAATTCAAATATAGGTATTGGGATAACTTCGCCATTAGGAAATTTACATATTGGAACTCCTTATTCAAATAGTGATGGAACATTAATAATTTCTAAAAATAATAATACAAGTAATCGTAATTTTAAATTTGGATATGACCAAGATTTTAATTTTGTTTTAGGTGATTTTGGCTCTTCAGATGCAAATTTGAGAATATGGAAAAAACAATTTTATATTAATTCTAATGCTCCTGAAAATTCATTTACAATTAGCTCAAATGGAAATATTGGAATTAATATTATAAATAATACATCAAATCAAAAATTATTTATAAATGGTAATTTTAATGTTACTGGATGTATTAATCAAAGTGATGAAAATATTTCAAATACATTTAAATCAGATATTTACGCATCTAATAATATTTATATTTTTTCTAATCTTAATGTTTCAAATATCTTTACATCTAATATAAATGTTTTAAATTATATTAATGTTAATGGTATAATATATGCATCTAGAAATATTGGTATTGGAACTTCTACAAATTTAAATGCATCTTTAAATATACAATCATTGATTAATACAATCGGAATTTGGAATGCATGTTCTACATTAAATACAGATGAAAAAATAGCATCATTTATAGGTAAAAATAATAGTTATAAAAATGGATTTTATAATTATTATAATCATGAAGGTGATAATTATAATACTAATTATATATCATGGGCAACATCAAATTTTTCAACAATTACTGATCCTGAACCTGATATATTATGTATGAATGCATTAAAATATGTAGGTATTGGAATAACTAATCCAACCGCATTATTTCAAATTCGCAATGGTGGTAAATTTAAAATAGGACCTATTGATAATGATTATGCATTTATTGGATTAAATAATAATGATAGTGCAGAAAATACAAAAATAAATTTGAATGGTGGAGTAAATAAAAGAATTGAATATTCAGCTGCTTCAGGTGGTCATATTTTTTATACTAATAACTCAAATGAACAAATGAGAATAAATAATTCAGGAAATATAAGTATTGGAAATACATCTGATATTTATAAATTAAATGTAAATGGTGATATTTATTCATCATTTAATATTTATGCTAATTCAAATATAGGTATTGGGATAACTTCTCCATTTGGAAATTTACATATTGGAAATCCTAATAATAATAGTGATGGAACATTAATAATTTCTAAAAATGATAATATAAAAAATCGTAATTTTAAATTTGGATATGACCAATATTTTAATTTTATATTTGGTGATTTTGGAACTTCAGATGAAGGTTTAAGAACATGGAAAAAACAATTTTATATTAATTATAATGCTCCTGAAAATTCATTAATAATTAATAATAATGGAAATATTGGAATTGCCAATATTTCTCCATTCGGAAATTTACATATTGGAAATCCTAATAATAATAGTGATGGAACATTAATAATTTCTAAAAATGATAATACAAGTAATCGTAATTTTAAATTTGGATATGACACAGATTTTAATTTTGTTTTAGGTGATTTTGGAAATTCAGATGAAGTTTCAAGAACATGGAAAAAACAATTTTATATTAATTCTAATGCTCCGGAACATTCATTCATTATTAATTCAAATGGAAATATTGGAATTGGTACTACACCAATATTAAATCAGAAATTATATGTAAATGGAAATACGACTATTAATAATGGTGTATTAACTCAAATATCAACAGATGGATTACCTAATATTTTTAATAATGCTATTTTAATTAATACATTAACAAATGGAGGTAAAGATTATAGATTAAATGTTAATGGAAATGTTAATGTTGAATCAAATTTAAATACATCAAATTTAAATGTAAATTATACAACTTTTTTAAATGGTCTTGTTAGAATTGGAACATTACCATCAACATCAACAAATGATAATAATGTATATATTCAAAATAATACATTAATTAATGGTTCTTTAATATGTGAAGGGGGTAATTTTACACATAGAGGTTCAGGAACTTTTAATATTAATTCAATTAATTTAAATGTTCAAAATAAATCATTATTTAATGATAATGTTGGTATAGGAACAAATACACAACCTAATAATATTCTTCAAGTTGGTGATGGTGGTAGATTACGAATTGCTAATACTATTGATGATATAACTGTTATTGGTACTATAAATGAAATTAATAATGATTCAAATACAAGAATCATTATTAATTCTTTTAATAATACTATTAATAGTATTAATAAAGGAGATATACAATATTTTTCAACAAATTTAGGAAATCATTTATTTTATTCAGGTGGCACAGTGCTAAGAGAATTAATGAGAATTAATTATAATGGAAATGTTGGTATTGGAACTACAAATTCTGCAAATATAAAATTAAATGTTAATGGTAGTATTCATTGTTCATCATTAATATCATCAAATAATATTAATGTTGGTATTGATCCTCTAGATGAAACAAGTGTTTTAAATGTTTATGGTTCTATTTTTGCAACATCAAATATAACTAGTACATGTAATATTATAACAAATACTATAAAATCATCTAATATTAATAATCTTGGTAATATTACAAATATTGGTAATTTATTATTAACTGGTGATATTATTCAGACTGGTGGCTATGCTTTTAGTGGATCAGTTTTTAATATAGGAGATATAACAGATACTAATAAAACATTAATAATTGGAGGTAATATTATATCAAGTAGTAATATTACAGCATATTCAAATATAGAAACAACTACAATAAGAACATTATTTAGTTCAAATGCAAGTAATTTATATACTTGTAATATTATTGTTTCAGGAAGTACAATATTAAATAGTAATATTATTCAAAATAATAGTTTTCCAATTACTTTAACAGGTAATTTAACATTAAATTCATCAACAATAGATGACCAAATAACAATTAATAATACATCTCAAAATAAATATTCAAGAATTAAATTTGCAAATAATGACCAAATTAATAATTTTGGATATATTGGTATAGGAGGAACAAATATTGATGATAATTATAGAAATAATATATTTATACAATCAAGAAATAATATTATTTTAAATTCAGGCAATAAAACAACATCATCAATACCATCATTATTAATTACTTCAAGTGGTTATATTGGTATTTCTACATCTAATGCTACTAATCTTTTTCAAATTAGTGATGGTGGTAGATTAAGAATTGCAAATGATGCAAATGATTATACTGTTATAGGAACAAGTAATATTAATTTTACGTCTTTCAATACTCGAATAATGATTAATGGGTTTAATAATGGTGATAATAAAGGAGATATACAATATTTTTCAACAAATACTGGAAAACATTTATTTTATTCAGGTGGTGGGACAAATGAATTAATGAGAATAGATAATAATGGAAATATTGGAATAGGTACTGTAAATTCTGAAAATTTTAAATTAAATGTTAATGGTCAATTAAATGTTCAAAATTTAATTAAAGAAAATTCAAGTTATTTAAGTAATGTTTATGTTAAAATTGAAAATTTAAGTAATTTAAATATGATTAATTTTAATTTAAAAAAGAAATTAGGATTTAGTTGTATCGTTAATGGTTCTTTAATAACTGGTCCAATTACTTATAATTCTACTATTTATTATAAATTTGATATTGATTTAAGAAAAATGACGCGATATTTAGTTAATACCATTAGTCAAAATAGTGTTTGTTATCGTTCATTTAATATTAAATGTTTCCCAACAGATTGTAGTTTTGAAACATTTAATGAAAATAATGTTCCTAATATATTACAATATGATATTTATATGTCAAGTAATCCAATTATTCAAACAACATATCCGCAAACACCAACACCTAAAACTGGTTTAAATATATGTGCGATAGGAGTACCTGAAAATTATAGATTAGATAGGGTTTTACCTTCATATATGCAATTATTAAGATATGATTCATTAGAACATAATTTTAATTTTTTGTCTCTAATGTCTCCTAATTCTAATTTGGCTGTTTCATTTATTATTGAAGATTATTTATCGTAAAAAAAGATAATAAACAAATATATGTATTTATAATATAATTAAAAAAAATATGGAGATTGATATTTTTGTTAATTATATTATAAGTAATAAAACTAAACGTGAAATAATAAAATTGGAAAAAGATATTGATTTAATGAAACTTCAAAAACATTTATGTGAAAAATTAATAAATAGTTTTTTATTTATTAATTATTATGATAAATATTATGATAATATAATATATCATTATTATAATAATAATATTTTTGGTATTATTAAGAAAGATATTAATATATTTTATATATGGAAAATTAAAATATAGAAAAATATAATTATCATTAATAGATATGAATAATAAGTTATTATTAATTGCAATAATAATAATAGTACTTATAATAATTGTAATTACAGTTATTATTGTTAATAATTGTAAACAAAAAATTGAAAAATTTGAAACTAGAACTTATATGAATTATCCAAGAATAGTATTACCAAATTCAAATGATACATTTGAAATATCTATTATTAATTATAAAACACAAAAAGAATCGGTTAATACTTTATATGAGATGAATTTAGTTGAAAAATATTCAATTGTAGCAAATTTAGCGTCTGATAATTTAGGAATTAATGGTTATGGTACATATTATATAAATAGTACATATTATATTGATTCACCTACATCAACTAATTGTATATCAGCATTATTTAATGACTCAAGTTCAATAATAACATTAAAATCACCTAACCCAAATAATATAATTATTATAACATATCCTGAAAGATTTCAATTTAAAGGAATGGAAATAACATTAAATGGACAAGCACAATTTTTATTAGGTAATAAAGTTGAATTATTTGGATATTTTAATAGAATACCTGCTAAAATCAAAACAACAGCTATTTTTAATGATAATAAAATTATTTTTAATTTAGCTAATGAAAATAATATTATTATATTTGATAATGCATTATATATAGTTATTAATAATAATAATTTAGAAATCAAAAATATAAAAATATTTGGTATGCCACTTAATTATAATTATATAGACCCTATTTTAGAAACTTCATTAACAGCAATTGATACAGAAGATATTGGTATATTTAGTTCTAATTCTACTGAGAAATTACCTGCACCAACTACTGGTGCAGATCCTTTTTTTGATGATAATGCTATTAATACTACATTATATCCAGAAACAACAATTCGGGCAAAATTCAATTCATTATTAAGTAATAATAAACCATGGGGTATGTATAGTGCAAAAAATACAGAAGGTTCTATTTTAAATGATATGTTTAATAGACAATGTAAAAAAGCAACAATTACAGGTAAATATGAATTTAAACAACATGCAGTATTAACAAGTAATATAACTTATTTAGAAGGATATCAAGATACAGTTATAACTTTTCCATTAGAAAGTTTACCAAAAAAATATACAGTATGTGCAATGACAAAATATGCACATTCAAATCTTTATAGAAGTAGAATATTAACTACTGAAGCACCTCGTAATTGGTTATTAGGACATTGGGCTAATCGACCAAATGGAATTATGTATAATGATGGATGGAAATATTATGATAATATTAATAGTTATAATAGTAGTTCAACGGATTGGCTTATTAGTTGTGCTAAATCATCTGCAAAAAATGCATCATATAGTTTAATATTTAATGATACAAATAGAGCTTTTTCAAATGCAGGTGAAAATTATAATGTATCAACAACAAGATTAACTATAAATGGATGGCCTTATGAAAAATCTATTTTTGGTTTTGCATATTTAATTATATGGGATACAGTTTTATCGGATACAGAATTATTAATAGTATCACAGGCATTAACAAATTATTCACAAACAGGAGAAGAACTTGATATATCTAATATAATAATACCAATTCAAGATGGTAAAACAAGTGAAACAGCAGGAATATCGGCATATGCAATTAAAAATGCGACATGTACTAATGAAAATGGATTATATTGGATAAAAAATCCAACTACAGGAATTGCAAAAAAAGTTTATTGTATTATGGATAGTGCATGTTACGGTGGTGGATGGATGTTAGCAATGAAAGGTTCAAATAATTCTGGAGTATTTTCATATTCAGGTTCAGAAAATATTCAGAATGGAACAAATACAAATCCAAAACTAAATCAACAATATAATATAATTAATCATTGGGAAACAGATTCAGTTCTACGTGAAGATGATTTGGATTATAACTCAGGTAAAGATGCAAAATATGAAATTTTTAATTATTTCAAAGTTTCAAATTGTTTAGCTATATTTGATAAAAAAGAAACTGGTTATGAAAATTTAGCAAATTATGGATGGACATGGATAAATTCATTTTATAATGGAAGATTATCATTAAAAGAATTTTTTGCAACATCAAGATCTCAATTTATATATTATAGTAGTGGTAATTATAATTTTGTAAAAGAATATAATAAACGCAATCCAGTTGAAAAACACTATGAAGAAAAATATATTTATCGCATACCAGCTGCTTATAAAAGTACTTTTAATGAATATATAATTAAACCTAGTTATAGTAATAAAATATGGTCTCGTCAAGAAGAATTTCAAGCATTTGGATTTAATATTATCCCATTTGGATGGAATCATAAAGTTAGATGGGGTGGAACTTTTAATGAAAATCCAGGTGGTATACCTGATAGTAATGATGTTTCAGGTGGTATTGGTGTAAGTGCATTTAATTGGAATGCTGGAAATACACCAACTTGTTGTGAATCATCACCCGGAGTTGCTAGAAAACAAATGGGATTTAAATGGTTTATTCGATAAATTATATAAAAATAAAAATATATATATAAATTAAATAATGTTTTCAGATATTCGTAATTTCATTGCTTTAACATCAAAATCTAATATTGAATGTATTCAAAATTATGTACCATTAGTATTTCCATCAGAACATCCAGAAGAAGTTAATTATTATAAGGATGCAAAAATTTGTTTGAGTGATGTTGTGGATGAAGCATCAATTAATTGATTTTAATTATTTTTTTTAATTATTATAGATAAACTATAATAATGAGCGCAGTTGGATTTGATCCAATATTGATCGTATCAGTTATAATTATGCAAATAGGAGCACGACATTTAGATTTAGAATTAACTGATTTTCAAAAGAAATTAATAAAAAATAAAGTGGTTCAGGCATTAATATTATTTGGTCTTATATATATACCAGTAAGAGATATTGGAAAATCAATAATGGTTTTAATATTAATATATTTAATAATTTATGTAATGTTTAATGAAAATAATAATTATAATTTATTTTCAAGAAAATATTTATATAAGGAGGGAATAATTGCAAATTATAATGATTTTAAAAAAAAATATTATGATAATTTATCAACTTTAATATAAAAATAAAAATTGATTATATATTTAAAATTAACTTATATAATAAATAGATATGTCAATATATAATGAATTATCATATAATGCGCAGAAAGTTATCATTGAGGAAGTTAAGGGCATTCAATTTAGTGTATTAGGACCTGATGAAATTATTAAACGTTCAGTTGTTAAAGTTACTAAAACTGATACTTATGCAGGTAGTGAACCAATTGTTGGTGGATTATTTGATCCTCGTATGGGTGTATTAGAACATAATAAAGTTTGTACGACATGTGAACAGAAAAATGTATTCTGTCCTGGACATTTCGGACATATTGAATTAGCTAAACCAGTATTTCATGCAATGTTTTTTGATATTGTTAAAAAAATATTAAAATGTGTATGTTTCAGATGTTCTCGAATGTTAATATCTCAACATACAGCAATTGAAGAATTAAAGAATGAAATGACACGTATATTAGCTATTAAAAATAATCAGAAAAGATGGGAGGCATATTTTAAGTTATGTAATACAACAACTAAAATTAAAATATGTGGTGATGATAAACATATTGGATGTGGTAGTAAACAACCTGATAGATATAATAAAGAAGCATCGATGAAAATAATTGCAGAATGGAAAGATAAATCAAAAGAAACATCAATCCAGCAAGAATTTACGGCAGAAGATGTTTTAAGAATTTTCAGACGTATCACAAATGAAGATATGGAATTGATGGGATTTAATTCAAAATGGAATAGACCAGAATGGATGATATGTACTGTATTACCTGTACCACCTCCTGCTGTTCGTCCAAGTATTATTGAAGAAAATGGACAACGTCGTGAAGATGATTTAACTCATAAATTAAGTGATATTATTAAAACTAATAATAATATATTTGATAAAATTACAAAAGGGGCAAGTGAAGAAACAATTAAATTAATTACAATGGTATTACAATATCATGTATTTACATTTATTGATAATCAAATACCAGGATTAGCACCATCGCAACAAAGAAATGGGCGACGTCTTCGTTCTGTATGTGATAGAATGAAAAAGAAGGAAGGACGTATCAGAGGCAATTTAAATGGCAAACGTGTTGATCAATCTGCACGTTCTGTTATTACTCCGGATCCTTATATTAGTATTGATGAATTGGGAGTGCCTATTCGTGTTGCTTTAAATATTACATTTCAGGAGACAGTTAATGAATATAATATTGAAGAAATGAGAAAATTAATTATGAATGGTTCAAATAAATGGCCTGGTGCTAAATATGTTAAAAAAACTAATGAAATTGGTCCAATTAATTTAAAATATGCAGACTTAGGAAAAATAGCAGCTGAATTACATTTTGGAGATGTTGTACATAGACATTTAAATGATGGTGATTATGTATTATTTAATCGTCAACCATCATTACATAAGATGAGTATGATGTGTCATAAAGTAATTATAATGCCTTATCAAACATTTCGATTAAATGTTTTAGATACTCCACCATATAATGCAGATTTTGATGGAGATGAGATGAATTTACATTGTCCTCAAAATATTCAAACAATGAGTGAATTAAAAGATTTAGCTGCTGTACCATATTTAATCTTAGCTCCAAGAGATGGTAAACCAAGTATTGAAGTAGTTCAAGATACATTAGTTGGTTCATTCAGAGCATCAAAGGATTATGTAGTTGTAGCAGATAAACAAATGGCAAATTTACAAATGGTTAATAGTTATTTTAAAGGTAAATTAGAAAAACCATCAAAAGATTTTACATATACAGGAAAGGATTTATTTTCTGAAATTATGCCACCATCATTATTTATTGAAATGACTAATAAAGCAGGAGAGAAAGTAGTTATTAATAATAGTAAATTTATTTCTGGAACATTAGATAAATTAGTATTTCATAATATTACAAATGGATTAATCCCCGTTATTTATCATGATTATGGACCAGTAGAAATTAAAAAATTCTTAGATAATACTCAACGATTAATTTGTAGATGGTTATTAACATCTGGATTTAGTATTGGTATTAGTGATTTAGTTACTGATACAAGTACAGATTTAGAATTAAATGATAAAATTAAGGAAATGAAAGCCAGTGCATATAAAAAATTAGAAGATATGCGAAAAGGAGATTTGGAAAATAATTCTATATTTTCAAATGAAGAATTTTTAGAAAGAGAAATTATTGGAATTCTTAATCAAACTACAAATGAAGTTGCAAAAATTAGTTTAGCTAAAATTGATGAAAGAACTAATCGTATGTTTAATATGGTTAAATCTGGTTCTAAAGGTAAAGAAACTAATATTGCTCAAATTATGGCATGTGTTGGACAACAAAATGTTGATGGACGTCGCATTTCTTATGGTTATACAGATAGAACATTACCACATTATACTAAATATGATGATGGACCTGAAGCCAGAGGATTTGTTGAAAATAGTTTCATTAGTGGTTTATCACCTCAAGAAGTATTCTTCCATGCTATGGGAGGTCGTGAAGGTTTAATTGATACAGCCGTTAAATCAGTAACAGGTGATACTCCTATTATTATTATTGAAGATGGAGAATGTAAATGTGTAAATATCGGAGATTGGATTGATTCTAAATTAGATAATATAAATAATAAAAATAATATAGAACAATTTGGACCAGAAGATGCAAATATGGAAATGTTAGGATTATCTAATGAAATTTATATTCCTACTGCTGATAATGATGGAAATACTAGTTGGGGTGAAATTACTATAGTTACAAGACATGATCCAGAAGAAAATTTATATAAAGTTATTACACAAAGTGGTAGAGAAATTATAGTGCCAAATTCAAAAACCCTTTTAATTTGGAATGAAAAAGAGTTTGAGGCAATTAAAACAGAAGAAGTTAAAATCGGAGATTATGTTCCAACAACTATTTCTTTACCAGAACCACCTATAATTAAAAATGAAATAGATATGTCGTTATATATTAATGAATTAGATAAAGAACAATTTATTTTAAATAAATTTGAATTAAATAGAGAAAATGGTGTATTTATTGGATTATTTATAGCAAATGGTAATACAAGAGATTTTAATGGAAGTGTTACAATTACTAAAGAAGAAGAACCTTCTGTATTAGAATTTGTTAAAAATTGGTTTGAAAAGTTTAATATTACATATAGAATTGAAGAAAATGATAAAACAACATCTATTATTGGTAATAGTTCATTATTAGCAAGATTTTTAGATAAATTTGTAGGAACTAATTCTTATAATATTCCAGATATTGCTCATATTGCACCTAAAGAATTTATAGTTGGATTATTAGATGGTTATTTTTCAGGTGATGGCTCTGTTATAGAAGATGGTGAAATTACAGCAGCATCAGCTTCTAAAAAATTAATTCATGGTATTAGTTTATTATGTAATAGATTAGGAATATTTGGTAAATTATCACTTAAAAAAAATACTACTACTAACTTAAATATTATAGATATTAGAGCACAATGGAGTAAAAAATTTGCAAGTGAGATAACTTTAACAAATGAACGTAAAAACAAAAGATTAGAAATTAATAATAATAAAACTAATTTACATAAAAATTATAAAGAACATAATAATATTGTATTAGATAAAATTATTAATATTACTATTTTAAATCCTGATGAAAAAGTTAATTATACAAAGCTATATGATTTAACAATTCCTTCAACTAAGAATTTTATGAATATAACCGGTTTAACTGTGTACGATACCTCAGAAACTGGTTACATACAACGCAGATTAGTTAAAGCAATGGAGGATGCAAAGATTAATTATGATAATACAGTTCGAAATGCGAATGGTGCAATTATTCAATTTATTTATGGAGAGGATGGAATGGATGGGTGTAAAATTGAAACTCAATTAATTCCGACTATTGAAATGAAATTCTTAGATATGGAAGTTAAATATAATTTAACAACTGCAGATAAATTAGAAAGTTATTTAACACCAGAAGCAAATAAAAAAATAACTAAAAATACATTTGATAGATGTAAAGAACATTTTAAATCATTAGTTGCAGATAAAAATTTTATTATAACAAAAGTTAATAAAAATAGAAAATGTAGTATTATTAATTATCCAATACCATTTAATAGAATTATTAAGACATGTATTAAGAGACGTGAGTCGAGTAATATTGCAGCAACATTAACAGATTTAACACCTGATTATATTTTAGATAAAATAGAAGAATTAATTGAAAATTTATATATTAAAGATACTAAACAAGGTATGATATATTTTCATATATTATTAAGAGTTTATTTATCACCAAAGAAATTAATTATTGAACAAAATTTTAGTAAATCAATGTTTGATTGGATAGTATTACAAGTATATGAATATTTTAAAGAAGCTATTGCACAACCAAGTGAAATGGTAGGTATTATTGCAGCACAAACAATTGGAGAAATGGGAACACAAATGACATTAGACTCATTTCATGTATCTGGAACAGCGGCTGCTGTTAAAGCAACAAGTGGTGTGCCAAGATTGAAAGAAATTTTAAGTGCGACAAAGAAAACAAAAACGCCAACATTAATTATATATATGAAACCTGATGTTGCATCAGTTAAAAATCCAAAAATGGCTGAAGATGGTATTGAATATATTGATGAGAGAATTGAACAAACAAAAAGTATTGCTATGTCAATTAAGAATTCAATTGAAATAACAAATTTATCAAATATTTTAGAATATAGTGAAATATTCTGGGATAGTGGAAAATTAGATACAACTATTGATGCAGATAAAGGAATATTAGATATTTATAAGAAATTTGCAGCATTGGATAGTAGTGCAAATAAATGTCGTAGTAATTCACCATGGGTATTAAGAATGAAATTTAATAAAGAAAAGATGAATGCATTTGGATTAAGAATGATTGATATTTATACAAAATTAAATAAAGCATATAATAAATATATTGATTGTGTATATAGTGATGATAATGCAGATGAATGTATATTTAGAATTAGATTAACAGAATATGCATTAAAAGATATTGATAATAAAGATGAAGTTGCAGCATTAAAAGCAATGGAACATAATATTGTTTATCAAGTATTATTAAAAGGAGTTAAAGGAATTAATAAAGTATCTTTAAATAAAAAGAAATATGACATATATAATCCAGCAGAAGAAACATTTGATAAAGTTGTAGAATGGGTATTAGATACAGATGGAACAAATTTAATTGAAATATTATCAAATCCAAATATTGATTCAACAAGAACTATATCAAATGATATTAGAGAAATATATACAGTTTTAGGTGTTGAAGCTGCAAGAAATGCTTTATATCATGAGTTAGTAAATGTAACTGGTGAGGGTTCAATGAATTATAGACATTTATCATTATTAATTGATACAATGACATTTAGAGGTAATTTAATGTCAATTGACCGTCATGGAATTAATAGAAATGCAAGTAGTGCATTAAGTAAATCATCATTTGAGGAAAGTGTTGATATGTTAATTAATGCAAGTATATTTTCAGAATATGATAATACAAGTGGTGTTTCGCCTCAAGTTATGTTAGGTAAAGTGCCAAATTGTGGTTCAGGAAACTTTGATATAATTTTAGATGAAGAACATTTAATGGAATTAATTAAAAATGTTAAGCAAACAAAAGAAAATAAATATAATTTAGATGATGTTATAGAAGATGATGAGGATGATATTGATTGTTTAGAAGAAAATCTTGCGTTCAATATTAGTATTAATAATAAAGATGAATGTTATAAAGTAGAAGAACAAAAAATAACAATTATTTAAAAAATACCAAAAATAAATTTGATATTATAACAATTATTTTTATTCTTTGAACAAGTTTATGATAGTATCAGTAATAAATGTTCTTTTTAATCCCGTGTCAGATGTTAATCGGACAAGAAAGTCACCATTATGATGTTTTACGATATGAAATGAGATAGCTTCTTCATTTTTAAAGATACTCATAATATCTTCTTTAGAACTTTTAAAAACCATTGAAAACTTCTATTTCTAATTTTAATATTAAAAATATAATATCATTTTTTAATAAAGATACAATAAAAATAAAACTTATTTTTTATTTAAACAGAAACAATTAGATTTAATTTCATTATTAATTTTTATAGCACCATCTGCACAAGATACAATTGTATCAATAATATCTAATGCTATATTTGTATTTAAAAGATTATTAATAGCAATAATAATATTTTCATTATTAGCTTTAATAAAAACATTATCATTATTATTAATAAATTCTTTTAAAATATTAATAACTAATTCTTTTTTTTCATTACCTTTTAAATGTTTAAGTAATTCAATTTCTTCCATAATAAAGGTAATTAATTGAATAGAATTGATTACATTTAAATCGATATTATTATTAACTAACTTTATTTCAATATTATTTTTATCCATATTTATATAAATATAAATATTATTTTTGAGCATTTATATGTTCAGTAATTAAATATTTAATAACTAATGGAATATCAGCCATTTTAATATAAATAGATTTATCACTAACAGGAATAATAGTTTTATCAACAATTAAACTATAAATAGTTTTATCATCATCATCCGATTTATATAAAATAATTAAAGGTCTATTATCATAATTCATTGTTGGTGCTTTATAAAAAGTAGATGACAATAAAAGGTCTTCTATATCACCTCTGACAACTGGCATATCTTTATTATTAGCTCCATATTTACTACGATGAATTATTAAAATATTAATATTCAAAATTTTTGACATTGCTAAAATATAATAATCATTTGGATATAATTGTTCTTTAACATTACTAATAATATTAGTAAATAATAATTTTCGGTCATTATTATTAATAACTGTATAATATTGATCCCAAAATAAATTAAAATTGATATATTTTTTACCAATAGCATTAGATAATAATTTATAAAAATAAGGATCATCAAATAAAGATTTTAATAATAATTTAACAGATGTATAATCTTTTGCAGTAAAAATAATTTGAATATCATTAAATGCTAAAGTTTCTAAATCGGTATAAGTAGTTTTAATATTTAAATATTTAGCTAACCATAAATAGAAATCTTTAATAAAATTTTTATTATAATTATTATTTTTAATAAAAATCATATTACTCCATGTTGATTTTTTATGCATTGTCCATTTACTATTTAATTTTTCTTGTGTACCATTAAAAATCATAGGTAATTGTATATTTTCATCTTCAACTTCTAAATTATAAATATAATCTTTTGTTTGAAATGTGGTAAATGCATTATTTGGTGTTGATTGATGATAAATTAATAATTTAGATGGAACATGATTTTGAATAGCTATTTGTGAAAAAATAAATTGATTATTATCTTCTTTTATTAATGGATTTAAGAAATCATATTTATTATAAATAATAAAATCATTTAAAAATCTTTTAACATGTTTTTTAGTTATAATTGGTATTTCTTCTAAAATTACACGTAATTTAGCTTTTTCAGGATTTTTACTTAAATTTAATTCTTTAAATAACTGTTTAATTCTATCATTTCTATTTAAAGAAATCAAATAATTAAAGATTTTATCAGGTAAATGTAATATTTTATTATAAATCATATATTGTAATTGATACCATTTTTTATTATTATTATTATTAATAAGTTGATATTTATATAAATCATCAATAATTTGTGAATGGATGATATCATTTGTTAAAGGTAATTTTTGAACAGTTAAATTATAATAATATTCGAATTTTGTAGTTGTAATTAATGTACCAAAATCATATTTAATATTTAATAGATTACATTTATCAATAAAAATATTATAATCTCTGATTAAAACATTAATATTAATATTATTATTAATAATATCATCATAAAATAATATTTCAATAATATCTAAATCTATAATTAATCGTGGTAAAAAACTAATACTTATTTTATCAATTATTACAAAAAAACCAGCATTAGTAATAAAATGAGTTATTGATAAATCACTATTTATAATTATTGTAGTTATTATAAATTTTTCTTTCATTCCAAGATTATTAAATTTACTCCATGAATGTAATGAATAAATATTATTATAGATGGCATAATTATGATTATATAATTGTTTTAATATACTACATTCACTAAATAATTTTTTAATATGTTTATATTCATTTAATGATATTAATTTTTCACCTTCAACACCTTTTAATTTTAATTCAATTGGTTCATAATAATATTTATCTTTAAATAACATTTTAGAAAGCATTAATATTTGTCCATTAAGTTCCATAGAACCTATAAGATCTTCAAAACTTGTATAATATGGACAAATAATTGATGTTGTTTCTCCTTGTTTTTCCCATATAACTAAAAGAACATTATAAAGAGAACTAATTAATGAATATAGATAATATGGAGATTTACTTGATGGATAATCATTTGAGCGAATATAATTTAAGAATTTTTTATAACTTTTAAATATACCTAATAAACGTGATAATTTATAATTAGCTTTATCTAAATTATTTATTTTAGAATTTAAATGAAAATTTTCTAAATGATTTTCTAATTCGATTATTAATAATTTATTATTTTCAGGTATTATAGGTAAATTATCCATAAAAGCTTTACAAACATTGCCATTTTCTAAACTCATATATTTAATCAAATCTAATTTTTTACTTACATCACTAATAAAATGTTCTTTTGATTTAAAATTTAATCCATGTGCAATAGCACTTATAATACTATCATTATGAATATTTTTAAGTTTTTTTGTTGTTTTATGTAAAATACCTTTGCGAACAAAACATTTATCAGTTTTAGTTAACATTTTAGAACATAATGAAAATTTAACATTTGGAAATAATAATTCATGTAATGATTGAGGTATTGCACCATATCGTCCAACAGTAATTGGAGCTGTATTAACTAAATAATTTTCATCTTTATTAACAATAACATATTCTTCTGGTTTATTATCATTATAAAATTTACAGTTATTTAATTCTTCGTCTTTTGGTTCTTTCTTAAAACAACACGGAACACATAAATTATTTTCATCTGGTTTAATTAATTTAACATATCTTTTCTTTTTTGGATCATTTTCAAAAAATAATTCCATTGGTTCTTCGCCTTCAATTGGACATTTTCCATTTGGATATTTATCAGCATTTAAAGGTATTTTTGATTGAGGACACCATAAACGGGGACAAGTATAAACATTCTTAATATCTTTTTTACTACCATACGTTATATCATTATCAAAATGATAATTACCATCTTTTATTAAAGATTGTTTATATTCTTCAGTAAATACAATTGGTTGATTAATTGCTTGGCATTTACTTCTAGCATAATTATTTAAAAATAAATCTTTATCTGCTTTTTGTAATAAATTAATAAAATAACTATGTTTTTCTTTACCTAATGCACCACCGCTTTTTTCGTCATCTGAACTAGTATCAAATAATAATTTACCTAAATTTTCTTCATCACTTTGAATTTCAGGAGAAGATGAATATTTAGGTAAACTATTAATAACAACAATTTGTTTTTTAGTAGCTTTATTTTTGCCTTTTTCAATAGAAGATGATATTATTTTGGATAACCAATAAATAATATTTTCTAATTCTTTTTTATTTGGAATATTAATAATATTAATAAAAAATCCATTTTTATATAATTCAATAATTACAATTGTATTTATTTTATTCATTGTTTCTTGTTGTTTTATATTTTGTTGTTCCATTTCAAATATTAATTCTTGTTCATCTTTTAATAATTGTTTTGCTTCTGCTATACTAAAATTATTTAATATAACTAATTGATTTATTATATCATCCTCTTCTATACCTAAATATAAACAATTTTTAACATAAATATGAGCATCAAAACCCTGTTTATTATAATTTGATGACCTTTTATAAATTAAATTTATTGTATCTTTATTTGATTTAAGGATATCAAATATATCAATATATTCACTAATTTTTTTTTTAAGATTTTGCATTGATACATTTTCTATTTCAATTGTAAAATTAGCTTTTATGCTAATTTGATTAAAGTTTAATTTATGATTTAAATGACTATTACAATATTTTGTAATATCATTAATATTATTATCAATTTCTTCCCAATTTATATTTTTACGTAAATTTATTGTATAACTTAAGGTAATATGCATATCATCTTTAATAGTTAATTTTGCAAATGTTCCATTATTTAAAATAGAATAACAATTGATACAATTATTATTAGTAAATTTTTTAACATCTGTCCAATTAATAAATTTATCTTTAGATAAATTATTTGTTTTATATAATTTATATATAATTTTATAAGTATCACTAATCCATTGAATAAATTCAATTATTGGTGTTGTATTTAATTTTTCAAAAATATCAACTAATTCACATCTCTTTGTTAATTTACTTTCTAATTCATATCTATGAATATTTAATGTTGTATCAATAATAGGTTTAATATCAACTTCTTCTAATTGTTTTAAAATTTCATCTTTTTTATTTAATTGAGCTAATGATTGAAATTTCTTATCAATAAAATAATATTGATTATTTTTTAATTCTGGAAAATCTTTTTCATAAATAATATTTACACTACTATAACTAAATAATCCATAATTATAAGTTATTATTACTGGATCATTTAATTGTTTACTATTTAAATTTTTAGCTTCTAGAGGATTAACATTATATCCATCCCATATTATTGATTTAAATGTAAATAATATTGATTCATTATTTCTCCACATATAAAATCTGCTATTATTATTAATAGTTTTAGCAATTTTGGCACATGCATCATCTAAATTATCATCTTCATATAAATATATATCATAAGTATTGAATTTTTTATTATTTATCCAATTATTAACAATAATTTTTTTATATAAATTCATATCTAATAATAAGTTTTAATATTTTTTTTTCATATAATTTAATAGATTGATTATTTTTAATAATATGGCAGTTGATGATATAGAGCTTGATTATACAAAAATTAGAGATGCAATGGATTTAGCAACTGATAATTTAAGAAAAAAAGAAGAAAAAGATAAAAAAGAAACAATAAAAGAACAAGAAAAATCAGAAGGTAAATTAAATAAAGAAAAAAAAGATAGCATGTTTAAATGGATTGCATATGGAGCTGTAATTTTAATAGCTATTATTATTATTTTTATTATTATTTATTTAATAACCAGTTTTGGTAGTTCATCTACACAAAATAATGTAAAACAACCACCTCCAATGCCAATGCAACCACCTCCAAAACCATTTAAATTATTTCCACCTCAAATGCAACCACCTCCAAAACCATTTAAATTATTTCCACCTCAAATGCAACAACCAATGCCAATGCAACCTCAAATGCCAATGCAATCATCAATGCCAATGCAACCTCAAATGCCAATGCAATCATCAATGCCAATGCAACCTCAAATGCCAATGCAACCTCAAATGCCAATGCAACCTCAAATGCCAATGCAACCTCAAATGCCAATGCAATCATCAATGCCAATGCAACCAACATCAACATCGATGCCAACAACATCATCATATAATCAATCATTTAGTTTCCCAAGTAATAATTCATCATTTTTCAATAAATTAGATGGATTATCATCATCATCATCATCACAACAACCTATAAAAAGAGGAGGTAATTGGGGTAAAAAAAAATAAAATTTAAGTTAATTTAAGTTTATTCATAGAACAAAAAACGGGTGATATATATTTATATGATATATAGAATGCTATAATCATTCCAATAAATATAAAAAATAAATATTTTAAAGAATAATATCCAATAATAAGTAAAAATAAACCTAAAAAAATATAATATAAATCCATATTTTCTATTATATAACAATTAATTTATTATGACCAACTCTAATATCTGTATTAATTACAATAGGTATACCTAATTTAAGAATATTTTTGCAAAATGCAACATCTTCTGAACATATATCCCGTAAAATTTTACCATCTTCTGTAATAATTTCTTGCATTTCTGAATAAAAATAAGGATAAGTCATTTTACGGAGAACGTCCTTAGTAATAGCAAAAAAACCAAGACCTGTATAATGAACTGGTAAATATTTAAGTTGTGTTTCTGTCTTCCACTTGGTAACATCTTCAGGAGTTAAAAATTTAAATGTTCCATTCTTTGCAAAATATTCAGTATCCCAATCTTTAACAATTGTATAACTAGTTAAATTACTCATACGATACATTCCACTAACAACTGGATGTTTTTCAGTTGATTCAATTAAATCAATAACTTGTTGTGGAGTAAAAATAATATCACTATCAATAGTAATCCAAATATCAAAATCCATATTATCAAATGGTTTTTGTCCAATACCACGTAATACATCAAGTCCTAATGTTTGCATACGTGCAAATGTAACAAATGAACTAACACCAGTGCTAACAACTATATCATATTTTTTATTTTCCCAAAGAGCATTAATAGTTGCAGTCCATGATAAAAGAAATTTAGATGAGAAATTATCGCCTGGTAGTCCAAATACAATTTTTTTCTTAACTTCACTAGGTTCAGCGATTGTTTGAACTATATTATTATCATTTTTAATATCATACTTATTTTGCATCTCTTCTATAACTTCGCTATTCATCTATTTTATATTATAAGATAGAATTATATCCCTTATATATTTTTAATTATATAATATAATATAATGTCAATTGTAAATTTTTATGATATAGAGTTAAATGAAAATAGTAATATAACAGAGCATATTAATACATTAAAAATAAAATTAAAACCGCATCAATTAGCGGCCTTAAATAAAGCATTAGAAATGGAAATATATGGAACAATAAAATATAAAATTAGTGATACGAATAAGTTATTATCATTAATGAATATGTTATATACTAATATACCATATTCATTATTAACACAAACG